ATTGAGTTGGGTGAGCCAGCTAATAGTTTGGATGAAGTAGAGAAGAAGATTGCAGAGAAGATGGGCTTCAGAGCATCAACTGATGACCGCTACAAACTGCTTGAGATGCACGTTGATCTAGACCTGCCAGGATATGAGGACACAGATGAAGATGGAGAATTTACAGGCATTGCTCTACCGTACGTGGTTACTATTGAAAAGGGTAGCTCGGAGATTTTATCTATCCGTCGTAATTGGCGTCCAGAAGATAAGACCAAGCAGAAGCGTCAGCACTTTGTTCACTACGGCTATGTTCCAGGTTTTGGCTTTTATTGTTTTGGCCTCATTCATCTTGTCGGCGCTTTTGCTAAGTCTGGCACTAGTCTTATTCGGCAATTGGTTGATGCAGGAACCCTTAGCAACTTGCCAGGCGGCTTTAAGACCCGTGGACTGCGTGTCAAAGGTGATGACACCCCGATAGCCCCAGGCGAATTCCGTGACGTTGATGTTCCATCAGGGGCAATCAAAGACAACTTAATGACCTTGCCATATAAAGAGCCATCACAGGTTCTCTATAGTTTGCTCGGTACTATCGTTGAAGAAGGTCGCAGATTCGCTTCCGCTGGGGATATGAAGGTTTCTGACATGAGCGCTAATGCTCCAGTTGGAACAACCTTGGCAATTCTTGAAAGAACATTGAAGGTGATGAGTGCGGTTCAGTCTCGTATTCACTACTCAATGAAGCAAGAGTTGAAGTTACTGAAAGAGATTATTCGTGACTACACCCCAGACGCTTACCCGTACGAGCCAGTCGAAGGTAGCCGTAAGGCGAAGAAGTCCGACTATGACCACGTCGATGTCATTCCAGTCTCCGATCCCAATGCAGCTACGATGGCGCAGAAGATCGTACAGTACCAAGCAGTGTTGCAGTTGGCTCAAGGCGCGCCTCAAATCTATAACCTCCCACAGTTACACCGTCAGATGCTCGACGTTCTTGGGATTAGGAATGCACAGAAACTCATTCCGTTGGAAGATGACCAGAAGCCGACAGACCCAATCCGTGAAAACATGAATGTCATGATTGGCAAACCACTGAAAGCCTTTATCCGTCAGGATCAAGATGCTCACTTGGCTGCCCATCAAGCGTTCTTGCAAGACCCACAGGCTATGGCGATTATTGGTCAGAACCCAATGGCTCAACAGATTATGGCTGCAATGCAGTCCCATATCGCTGAACACTTTGGATTTAAATACCGTCAGCAAATCGAGCAACAGTTGGGTGCACCGATTCCATACTCAGAAAACGAAGATGACGAACCAATGTCAGAAGAGTATGAAGTTCAGCTATCCCGTATGGTTGCCCAAGCTGCACAACAGCTTACAACTCAGAACCAAGCTCAAGCTGCGCAACAACAAGCCCAGCAACAGGCAGAGGACCCAATCGTTCAGATGCAGCAACAAGAACTCCAGATCAAACAAGCCGAGCAGCAACGTAAGGCTCAGAGAGATCAAGCAGATATTGCCCTTGAGAATCGTCGTTTAGATATTGAAGAGCAACGCACTATGGGTCAGTTGGAGATTGACGGTACTCGTTTAGGCGCTCAAATTAAGAAGGATAAAGAGGCTATAGACCGTAAGTCTGAGTTTGATGGTACAAAACTGGGCGTAGATATGGCTCATAAGAAGGAACAAATTGATGTTCAGAAGGGGCAAATAGCTGCACAGCTAATAGCCGCTGAGATTAATGCGAAAGGTAATGCCAACAAGAAAGGTAAAGAATGACCGAACTTGATGTGATTGTTAAGCAGCTTGACGACAAGATAGCCCAGCTTAAAGATGCAGTAGCCGTCGGAAACTACGAAAAGTTCGAAGACTACAAAAAATCGTGTGGTGAGATTAGGGGTCTGCTCATTGCTCGTGGATACGTATTAGACCTCAAAGACAAAATGGAGAACTCGGATGAGTAATCAAATCGACTTAGGCAAAGCAGTAGATTTAACGCAGCTGCTTGATAAGTCAAACGAAGAAAAGGCAACACAACTTCCTAAACCCTCTGGCTATCGCATCCTTTGTGCTATTCCAGAACAGGAAAAAGAGTTTGAAAGCGGTATCGCAAAAGCAGACGAAACAATGCGAATCGAAGAAACTCTGACAACTGTGCTGTTTGTAGTTGATTTAGGTCCAGATTGCTATTCAGATAAAAACAGGTTCCCGAACGGACCTTGGTGTAAAAAGGGCGATTTTGTCCTTGCAAGACCATATTCTGGTAGCCGTTTAGTAATACATGGACGCGAGTTCCGCATCATTAATGATGATACGGTTGAAGCAGTAGTAGACGACCCACGCGGTATTAAACGTAAGTAAACGAAAAAAGGAGCATACGAATGGATAACTACAAATTTCCAGATGAAGCAGAAAACGAAGTAGTAGAGAATGAATCTAAGGGTTTACCCGAAGAAGATGAGGTACAAATTGAGATTGAAGACGATACACCCCCACAAGACAAGGGTCGCCGTCCTTCACAACCAGAATTCGTTGAGCAGCTTGAAAAAGACGAGTTAGATGAGTATTCCGTAGAAGCCAAGAAGAAGATTGATGGCTTTAGGAAGATTTATCACGACGAGCGTAGGGAGAAAGAGCGTGCGTTACGTGAGCAACAAGAAGCCGTAGACCTCGCTAAGAAACTTTACGAAGAAAACAAGCAGCTTAAAAACAGGGTCTCATCTAGTGACCAAGCAGCCGTAGAAAACTTTAAAACTACAGCTGAACGTGAACTAGAGATGGCTAAGAAAGAATACCGTGAGGCTTATGACGCTGGTGATTCTGAGCGTTTAGTAGAAGCTCAAGACAAATTGACATCTGCAAAGATGAAAATTGACAAAGCCTCTACCTACTCTGAAAATTTAAGTCAGCGCAGGGCTTTACAAGAGCAAGAAAATGAAGTACAAATACCTCAACAGACGCAAGCTGCGCCTGTCCGTGACTCAAAAGCCGTTGCATGGCAAGAACGCAATAGCTGGTTTGGTCAAGATGACGAAATGACAAGTTTGGCTTTAGGGCTACACGAAAAGCTTGTCAAACAAAACGGACTGGCTTATGCTACGACTAATGAGTATTACCAGCGTATAGACGAAACTATGCGTAAGAGATTCCCTGAGAATTTTGAAGGGGAAAAAGTTGACGAAGAAAAGAGTTCCGTTAGGACGAAACCTAGCACCGTAGTTGCACCAGCGAGTCGCAGTACATCTTCGAAAAAGATAAAGCTAAACACTTCCCAATTAGCAATTGCTAAGAAGTTAGGTTTGACAGCTGAGCAATACGCCCGTGAACTTTTAAAAATGGAGGCCTAAAATGGCTAACAACAGAATCAGTCGTGAAGTAGAAACCCGTGCAACAAGTGAACGTCCTCAGCAGTGGGCGCCAGCAGAATTGCTGCCAGAACCGATAAAAATGGCTGGGTATAGGTATCATTGGGTTCGTGTTTCAACATTAGGTGCGGCTGATCCCCGTAATCTTTCAGCAAAACTGAGAGAAAAATGGGAACCTGTACCAGCTGAAGAACAACCAGAAATGCAGCTGCTAGTTGATCCCAATAGTCGTTTTAAGGACAACATTGAGATTGGCGGGTTATTGCTTTGCAAGACTCCAGAAGAGTTCGTTGAACAGCGTAATAATTTTTACACTAAACAAACTGAAGCTCAGGCGGAAGCTGTAGACAATAATTTAATGCGTCAAAGTGACCCACGGATGCCACTCTTTAAAGAGCGTAAATCCTCAAGTTCCTTTGGCAAAGGTTAATTTTTCTTTAATTTAGGAGTTTTAAATGGCTTATCCTACCGTAGCAGGGCCTTATGGCTTTCAGCCGCTCAATTTGATCGGTGGTCAGGTATTTGCTGGTGCAACTCGTCAAATTCCAATCGCTTCAGGCTCTGGCACTTCCATTTATTATGGTGATGTCGTGCGCTTGAACACAGGCGGAACTTTGAGCCGTGTTTCAACAACAACTACAGCAACTGACGCAGTTGGTATTTTCTTGGGCTGTGCTTTCACAAACCCAACTACCAAACAGTTCTTGCAACAACAATACTATCCAGCTTCTACAGTGGCTAGCGACATCGTTGCTTATGTATGTGATGATCCTGATGCTTTGTTTAAAGTAGCAGTGTTGTCCGACAGCACTACCATTGGCGGTCTTACACAGACTGACGTTGGTAATAACGTTTCTATTTTGGTTACTGCTGGTTCTACAACCACAGGCGATTCAAAAGAAGGCGTTTTAAACAGCACCAGCGATTCAACAACAACTCTGCCATTCCGTATTATTGCGGGTGTTCCAGAGACTGTTAACGCGTCTGGTTCTTTTACTGAAGTTATCGTTAAGTTTAACTTTGGTGTTCACACTTACTACAGCGCAACACCTGTAGCAACAGCAGCTTAAGGAGCATATAAATGGCTATTTCACGCGCACAACTACTGAAAGAGTTGCTCCCTGGACTGAACGCTTTGTTCGGACTTGAGTATGCTCGTTACGGTGAACAACACAAAGAGATCTACGAAACTGAGACTTCTGAGCGTTCGTTCGAAGAAGAGACAAAACTGTCTGGCTTCTCAGCTGCACCAGTCAAAAACGAAGGTTCTGCCATCGCTTATGACAATGCACAAGAGGCATTTACAGCTCGTTACAACCACGAAACTATCGCTTTGGGCTTTAGCTTGACTGAAGAAGCAATCGAAGACAACCTCTACGATTCTTTATCTGCTCGCTATACCAAGGCTTTGGCTCGTGCAATGGCTTACACCAAACAGGTTAAAGCTGCTGCCGTGTTGAATAACGGTTTCACTAACTCTGCTCAGTATTACGGCGGCGACGGTGTACCTTTGTTCTCTACAGCACACCCATTGGTTTCTGGCGGTACTAACAGCAACACTCAATCTACAGCTGCTGACTTGAACGAGACTTCTTTGGAAGCCGCCGTTATTCAGATCGCTGCTTGGACTGACGAACGTGGTTTGTTGATCGCTGCTAAACCTAAGAAATTGGTAGTTCCACCTGCATTGCAGTTCGTTGCAACTCGTTTGCTCGAAACTCAGTTGCGTGTTGGTACAACCGATAACGACATCAACGCAATCGTAAACAATGGTTCTGTTGCAGAAGGTTACACAGTTAACAACTTCTTGACAGACCCAAATGCTTACTATTTGACTACTGATGTTCCTAACGGCATGAAGCATTTTGTGCGTACTCCTTTGAGCAACTCTATGGACGGCGACTTCGATACAGGTAACGTACGTTACAAGTCTCGTGAGCGTTATTCATTCGGCTGGTCTGATCCACTCGGAATGTGGGGATCACAAGGCGCTTAATTGCTCCTTGGTTTCACTAAGACCCCGCCCTAAAAAGCGGGGTTTTTTCTTTGTAAAAAGATTGCATATCTTTAAAAAAGTAGTAAGATGGTACAAACTGGGAAACCAGCTTATTAAACTGTCCCAGCAGACGCATACACGATTAATAGGCTTACTTTGTATGGAGAATTACTATGGGTTTCGCTACTCACTTAGGTCCTTGGCTACTCGGTACCGTTAAAAACACTACTGGCACTACTGCTGGCACAATCCGCAACACAGGCTGCACAGTTGTAGCCCAATCTGCTGCTACTACTGTTGCAGATACAACTGCTCGCACCATCATGGCTATCCCTGCTGGCGCACAGATCCTCAGCATTACTGTTGATATCACTACCGCTTACGCTGGTACTACTGGCAACACTATCACTATCAAAGCTGGCTCTACAACTTTGGGTACTGTTGGTGGCGCTACTACTACTCCATTGGCAGTAGGTCGTGCAACATTCACTATCACTGATGCAAACATCGCTACTTATGTAAACGTAGGCTCTACAGATGCCTTGATTAACGTTACTTATGCTTGCGCTGGTACAGCATCTGGTGGCGCTGCTACTGTGACTGTGAACTATGTTGTTCGCAACTCTGATGGCGGTCAGTACCAAACTACATTCCTTAATTAATCTGGTGGGCTAGGGTTTTCCCTAGTCCTCTTTAACATCTTTGGAGATTAATTATGGCAATGCAAAATGATGTAAAAGCAACGGCTATTGCTGCTGCACAAACAAACGCTGCTGTATTTGCTGGTCGTGCTCGCATTAGAGGAATGGTCGTATCAGTGCCATCTGCTGGTGGAACATTGTTACTAAAAAATGGTTCTGGCGGTACCACTATGTTTTCTTTTGTAGCACCTGCTTCTGCTGGATCAGTTAATATCACAATTCCTGGTGAAGGTATTGTGTGTACTAGCGGTATATACGCTACTACTCCAGCAGATATGACTGTTACTGTTTTCTACGGATAAAAAATGTCTGACGAACTAAGAGCAGAGGCTTCGTTTAATTTGGCAGGAAGGAAGATCATGATTGGTCTTCCAGCCTACGACTTTAAAGTTTCTGCAAAGCTGGCTATCGCATTAGCCAGTTTTTGCGTTGAAGCCCCTAAACATGGGGTAGACATCCAGATCTGCAATATCTCTGGATGCTCTGTCGTTTCCCGTGTTCGCAACCTGATTGCTAAGGATTTCTTAGCGTCTGATTGCACAGACTTGATGTTTATTGATTCAGATATTAACTTTAATTCTGCCGACATTTTCCGCCTTATGGCTTGGAATACAGACCCTAAAAAGGGAATTGTTGGTGGAGTCCCTGTTGCCCGTAAGAAGGGCAGTATCTATATCTCCACATTAGACCAAGACGCTGATGGTGGAATCTATATGAACGCCTATGGTCTAGTTAAGGCTAAACGGCTCGCTACAGCGTTTATGTTAATCCGTAGGGAAGTATTCGAAACACTACGTGATAACCACCCAGAGTGGCAGTATCACGATGATAGGGTAGAGAATGGACACCCAGATAAGATCTGCTATTCATTCTTTGACTTTAAGTCTGAGCCTACTGGTTATGTTGGCGAAGATTACACATTCTGTGATCGTGCCGCAGAGCATGGTTACGAAATATGGATTGATCCAACGATTAAATTGGGTCACATGGGTATTACAGAATTTGAAGGATCATTTGGTGAAGAGTATCTCTATCCATTGATTCGCCCAGTAGACACTAAAAAGGATGCTGCGTAATGGCAACTAAGAAGAAAACCCCATCTTTAGCGGTAGGTCGTGGAGAAAAGCTCCCAGTATCTAAAGGTGCTGGTTTGACTGCTAAAGGTCGTGCTAAATACAATGCAGCTACAGGCTCTAATCTAAAGGCTCCACAACCTGAAGGTGGTGCTCGTAAGAAGTCATTCTGTGCTCGTATGTCTGGTATGCCTGGGCCTATGAAGGATGAGAATGGCAAGCCTACTAGAAAGGCAGCCTCTTTAAAGAGGTGGAAATGCTAAACATGATGGAACTATGGACTGGCGGATTAACCATATTTGTGGCGCTGATTGGCTATATGATGCACGAAAAATTCAATGAATTAAAACGCATTGATATTTTATTGAACAAGACAAGAGAAGAGGTTGCTCGTGATAACGTTACTAAAGCAGAAGTTGAACGAATTGTTGAGCACATTGATGCTCGCTTTAACAAACTTGAAAACAAAATTGACCAGCTTATTAGCAGATAAATAATGCCTAGTGTATCTAAAAAGCAGCATAATTTAATGGCAGCAGTTGCCAAAAACCCAGCTTTTGCTAAAAAGGTTGGAATTAAGCAGTCTGTAGGAAAAGACTTTTTAACCGCCGATAAAGGCAAAAAATTTGGGAGTGGTGGCATGGCTAAGAGCGACATGAAAGAAGATATGAAGATGGACAAAGCGCAGGATAAGGCGATGATTAAGAAAGCCGTTAAACAGCATGATGACCAGCTGCATGGTGGTAAAAAGACTAAGCTAGCTTTGAAAAAAGGTGGCGTAGCCCGTACAGTTACTAAAGAGATGGAGTACGACTATAAGACTGGTAAGAAGTCTTTTGGTGGCTCTACTGCCCAACGTGACGCTCACGCTGAAAAAGAAGGCAAGCGTGTAGCTAAAGATTTAGCCTACGACAAAGCTAAGAAATTTGTTCGTGGCGGCGGCATTGAAATTAAAGGCAAAACCAAAGGCACAATGATTAAGATGTGTGGTGGTGGTATGGCGGCTAAAAAGGCTAAATAATCATGGCAACTAAACGTAAGATGCGTAAGTTTGCTGACGGCGGTTTTGCAACCGCTGAAGGTGAAAACAAGAACATTAGTGATGATATTCGCGCTCGTGCTATGCGTTCTGTCATGCCTGATGATTCTCCAGCAGGTACATCTACTTATGGTGAACAAAATGATTTGCCAGAGACAAAGACTGTAACTAGAACTACCGTATCTAAAACTGCCCCTAAGTCTAGCTGGGATGATGATTCTAAGATTCCAGCGATGCCTGATAGCCCTAGAAAAGTAGAGACCCCAGCGGAGAATAAAGCCCGTATGGAAGGTCTACTTAAAAAGCAAGGTCTTGAGCGTGTTGAGCCTGAGAACTATGTTCCTGGTCCTGGCTTACTAAGAAATATCCTAAAAAATACTGGTAAAGCAGCTTTAAATACGATTGAGCGTAAAGCACTACCTAGCCCAAAGAGCAGTGTTCCTCAGTTAAGTGGTCCTACTCCTCGTTTATCTGGTCCTAGTGGCGCAGCTGAAGTACCTCGTTTATCCGCCCCAAAAGTTGATGTTAAAACTCCAGCACAGGAACGTGCAGCTAAAGGGCAAGCAACTAAGGCGGCTAATAAAATACGTCGTTCTGAAGAAGGCTTTAGCCCAGAAGAAGCATTAAAAGCACGTAAGAAAGCTGGCATGAAATCTGGTGGCGTTGTTAAGTCCTCAGCTTCACGTCGCGCTGACGGATGCGCAATAAGAGGTAAGACTCGTGCCTGATCCTATCAAAGCTATGGAAATGATGAACCAGTTAAATCTGGGCGGTGGGGATGAACCACCTGCTAAAGCTCGTTCCAAAGCTAATGATAAGGAAGCTAATCCTGAGACAGCTAAGAAGTTTGAAAGTGCTTTAGAAAGAGCTAGGGCTGAAGTAAGCAAGATAAATGAGCAAGTGAAAAACAGTCCTAAATATACTGGCAAAGCCTATTCAGATACAGGGCCGAAAACAGGTCCAACATCTGGTGGGTTTGGCGGTGGCGGAGGTGGGGCTGGTATTCCTAAAGTAGGTCCTAAAAAGCCTATGGATATGAAAAAAGGCGGAGTAGTATCTTCCGCTTCTAAACGTGCAGATGGATGCGCTGTTAAAGGTAAAACCCGTGGGAAGATAGTATGAAAAAGGTCAAAAAGTTTAATGATGGTGGCATGAGTCTGGAAGAGATGTATCCAGAAGCTAAGATTACCCGTGTCCCTTATCAAGAACCGCCAAAAAGGTCTGAAACTAAAGAGTTTCAAGAAGCTGCTAGATGGGCTAAAAAAGCTCCCCTTGCATCAGCAGGACATAGCGTAACAGAACCTAAGTTTACTGACTCTGGCGATACTACGGACTTAAAGAAAATGGGGCGGGGGAGAGTTGCTGGGGGCGGCGGTGGCAGTGCTGGCATACCAAAATCAAACCGTGATTTGACAAAAAATTACAAATCAGGTGGCAAAGTATCTTCTGCCTCTAAACGAGCCGATGGCTGTTGTACTAAGGGTAAAACCCGTGGGAAAATGGTATGAGACCAAGTAGAGGAATGGGCGCAATCGCTCCGTCAAAGATGCCTAATGGCGTCAAAAAGGCACGTCGTGATGATACAGACTTTACCCAGTATGCTGAAGGTGGTAAGGTTAATGCTGCGGGTAATTACACCAAACCTAGTCTTCGTAAGAAGATTGTGTCTCAAGTTAAAGCAGCTGCAACTCATGGTACAGGCGCTGGTCAATGGTCAGCACGTAAAGCACAGTTAGTAGCTAAGAAGTACAAAGCCGCTGGCGGTGGGTATAAATAATGTTTAAATGGCTCTGGAGGTTACTCGGTGGCACTAGCGAAATCACAACGGAGCCTCAAAGCGTGGGGCAAGCAGAAGTGGACAACGAAGTCAGGAAAAAAGTCGTCCGAAACAGGAGAGCGGTACCTGCCAAAAAAAGCAATACAAGCGTTAAGCCCACAGGAGTACGCAGCAACAACAAAAGCAAAACGCAAGGGAAAAGCGCAGGGAAAACAGTTCGTACCCCAGCCGTCAAAAATAAAAGCAAAAGTAAAACAGTTTAGGAAGATATGAGCACATCTGGCGCAACTGCATTTAACTTAGACCTCAACAACCTCATTGAAGAATCTTTTGAGCGTTGTGGGCAGGAATTACGTTCTGGCTACGATATGCGTACCGCCCGTCGTTCCTTGAATCTATTGACTGTAGAGTGGGCTAACCGTGGAATTAACCTGTGGACTATCGAGCAGGGACAGATTGAAATGGTCACTGGGCAAGCTATTTACCCTGTGCCTGTTAATACTATTGACTTATTAGACACAGTAGTTCGTCAGAATAATGGTGTGCAGAGCACTCAGATTGACATCAATATCAGCCGTATTTCTGAGTCTACTTACTCAACTATCCCTAATAAGTTGACTACTGGGCGCCCTATTCAGATGTGGTTTAACCGCCAAACTGGGCAAAGTAATGCTACAACTGTTACTTTAGATGGTGCTATTACTGCAGCGGACACAACTATTACTGTAAGTGATGCTAGCCAGCTAGCAAGTGCTGGGTTTATCCAAGTAGGTTCTGAGATAATTGGTTACCCAAATGTATCTGGAAATCAACTAATTAACTGTTATCGCGGACAAAATGGCACAACTGCTGCATCACATCTTACTGGAGCTTCTATTACCAATAAGAACCTACCTTGTATTAACGTTTGGCCTACTCCTGATGCTGGTGGCGGTCCTTACACTTTTGTCTACTGGAGACTCCGCAGAATACAGGACGCTGGTACTAATGGCACGGTAGAGCCAGATATTCCTTTCCGTTTGTTACCTTGTATGGTGGCTGGATTGGCGTTCTATCTGTCCCAGAAATTACCAGATGCTTTACCT